CACCGATGGTTCTGACAGGTTTTATTTGTTGGATAATCGTGATGGTAGTATTGAAGAAATAGAAAATACAATTGAAGAACTGGTTGTTTCCTGTGGTTGTAAGGTAATTGTGCTTGATCCACTGCAAGACCTTCTTGATGGTCTATCGAACGAAGAACAATCACTGTTCATGAAGTGGGCTAAGGGGTTCATAAAATCACACGGTGTTAGTTTTGTTTTTATAAACCACATGCGTAAAAGCGACAACAGCGGTGAAATGGACATCATGGGTTCTAGTACCATCATTAAATCAGCAGCAGCCAACATTATACTGAAGCGGGACAAGCTAGCGGAAGACCCTATTGTTCGGAACACTACTACTGTTTCCGTACCAAAGAACAGGGTCTGCGGAATCACTGGTAGTGCAGGTGCTTTTTATTACGACAACGAAACTCACACACTTCATGATTTAGACGATTGGTTAAACAATCAATGATATAATGTTGTTTTTAAGGAGAAATTTTGGATAATAGCAAAACTTTTGTGTATGATTTAGAAACTTTCAAGGAATTGTTTAGTTTTTCAATCGTCCGTTCCGATGGAAAGCTACAACGCTGTTGGGAGGTTTCTTCTCGTAAAAATGAAATTGATAGCATTTTGACTTGTTTAGATTATTTGATGGACAACGGTTGTGAGATGGTTGGGTTTAATAACACAGGTTTTGATTATCCTATTCTGCACCAGATACTTAACAAACGAGACAAACTACCCAAGTCTGGTAAAGCGTTGGCAAACTATGTTTATGAACTTGCACAAAAGCAGATTGATTCGTTCAAAACCAACAATCAGTTTGGTTCTACAATTAAGTCATCAGATGAAAAAATCAGACAAGTTGATTTGTATAAAATACACCACTTTGATAACAAAGCTAAGTCAACCAGTCTGAAGATGCTTGAGTTCAACATGCGTATGCAGAACATCGAGGACTTGCCTTTTGCAGTTGACGCTGTATTGTTTGATGCAGATATTGATAAAATTCTTGCTTACAACAACCACGATGTACAAGCTACTTTGCGATTTTTTAACGAATCAAAATCCGCAATTGATTTTAGAAAAGCGCTTACTGTAAAATACAACAGAAACTTCCTCAATCACAACGACGGTAAAATAGGTAAAGATTACTTTCAAATGCGATTGGAAGAGTTCGGTGTGCAATTGTATACACACAAGAACGGACAACGTGTAATGAACCAAACCAAGCGATATAAAATTGACCTTGGAACATGTCTGTTTAATTATTATGACTTCAAAGAACCTGCTTTCATCGCAATTAAAAACTGGTTTGCACAGCAGAAAATCAGTGAAACCAAAGGAGTTTTCACTGATATAGATGAAGCTGAACTTGGTGATGTAGCGAAGTATGCTGAATTGCAAAAGAAGAAACAGAAGTTCAAACAAAAACCAACTGAACAAGAGTTGTTGCAGTTTAAAAAAGAACACCCATTGGGTTGGGTTGAAGAAGAAGAACTGAAGGCAATGGAATATCTTTTTGATGCAAACGGGAATCATGTCATGCGGCATCCTTTAGATTCGGAAGGGTGTCCCGATTTAACAAAAAAGCAAAAGAAGGTTCGTGTACCGAAGAAGTCTTACTGGGGTTGCTACAACATTGCAGAAACTTTAAACGTAGTTGTAAACGGCTTTAAATACGATTACGGTGTTGGCGGTATCCACGGTAGTCTCTCAAACAAAGTAGTAATAGAAAACAATTCTTGGGGTGTTGTTGATCTTGATGTTGCTAGTTATTATCCGAATCTTGCAATTGCAAACAAGATTTACCCGGAACACTTGGGTGCTCAGTTCTGTGAGATTTATCAAGATGTGTTTGAACAACGAAAATCTTATCCCAAAAGTTCTCCAGAAAACGCAATGTTGAAACTTGCCTTGAATAGCGTCTACGGTGATTCTAACAATCAGTATAGTGTGTTCTATGATTCAGCATATACAATGTCTATTTGTGTAAACGGTCAACTGTTGTTGTGTCAATTGGTTGACATGTTCACGCAGTCTGGTATTAGTTATAAAATGGTTGCAATTAACACAGATGGTTTGACTTTCTGTATCAAACGTGAAGACGATGAAAAAGCGATGTTGGTGGTTAGACAGTGGGAAAAACTTACCAAGCTGCAAATGGAACGTGCTGACTATTCTAAAATGCACATAAGAGATGTGAATAATTATTTGAGTGTATACACGAACGGAAAGATTAAACGAAAAGGTGCGTATCAATACAAAGACCTTGAGTGGCACAAAAACCAATCAGCGCTGGTTGTTCCAATGGCAGCAGAAGCAAAGATGCTATATAACACAGAGCTTTCTGATTTTATTGTTGATTGGTTCAAAAAAGGGAATGTGTTTGATTTCATGCTCCGAACAAAAGTACCTCGTAGTTCAAAACTTGTGTTGGAGTTTGAAGACGGTAGGGTTGAAAAACAACAGAACATTTGTCGTTATTATCCAAGTAATCATGGTGGTAGTCTAATTAAAATAATGCCTGCGCTGGAAGGCAAGGAAGAAGACGGTGAACGTAGACTAGGTATTGAAGTTGGTTGGAAAGTAAAAACCTGCAATGATATGGTGAATTTTGACGGTGATATAAATTTTGAATACTATATTGCTGAAGCCGCAAAACTTGTGATATAATTCAGCATCTAAACAAAATTTGAAAGGAATAATATGTTATTTTCTACTATTGTAATTCATTGTCCCACAGATGCGCAGCAGCGCAAGCAAGGTGTGTTTGGTACTACATGGGTTTTATCACTTGCACCTGATTCGCGCGATGTACTGGTACGATACAGTACATGTTCTCCTTCTGATCAGTATTGCAAAAGCAAAGGAGTTGTGCTAGCAACAATAACAACTCCTTTAAAAATCCCTAAAAAAGATTTGATTTTCTATACACAAAGCAGGCATCCGAGCAATGGAAAATACAACCTACCTACAGTAGAGCAATTGTTTTACGCTGTTCTCAAGCTACCCAACTAAGCAAAGGAAAAGACTTGAACTATCTTATTGGTTCGCGTGCAATGAACTACTGGTTGCAGGAAGAAAACAAACCCGACGCAGATTGGGATGTTGTTTCCGATACAGAACTAGAAGGTACTGAGCAGCACAATCCTTTGTTTCTAAACAACAAGGTTGTTTGTGAGACGTATTGCACCAATCATACAGTTGCGTCACCTTCTGGTGTAGCTCTGTCTGTTGTAAGCATGGAAGGGTTAGCTATTATTAAACGAAGTCACCTCTGGAGAGCTTTAAGTTTCGATAAACACATATTGCATTACCATCGGAAAGGCTTGTCAAGATATTTTGTAGATAACCAGCTTTACCAACAAAGATTAGCCTTGTCTTACGAAGCGTTCAAGCAATGGAAACCCAATCTTAATAAAAGCGTAAGTGATTTCTTCGATGATGCTGTAGTCAAGACATACAACCATGATTGGCTACATGAGGTAGTTGCTTATTATGACAAACCATTATATACGAAACTACAAAAAGATTCAACAAAAGCATGGTGCGACAAAGATTTGTGGTATAATCTTGCTTTCGAGGATAAGATAAAATGCGTTGCTGAGGAAACTAAAGTAATTGCAATTGAAAGATTTCTAGTACCTCGGGGATGGGTGATTGTGAGCAGAATTGCTTATATGAAAGCGCTAGAAAAAGTATGCACCACACTATGTAGTGGTTGGTTCAGGGATTTTGCTATTGACAACTACCCTTTAATTGTCGCTGAATATAACGCAGCAGACTTTGAAGGTTACAAGCGTCATATATTAACAAACCCTGTTTGTTCGGTTTAAATTAAAAGGAGTAATTATGCTTAAAGAGAAATTGTTGAAGTTATTTGAAGAAGCTAATGTAAGTGTACAACTTGATTTCTTCAACCAAGAAGCAAAGCGTGCCAGTTACAACGATGAGCGTTTGAGTAATTTCCTAGACGAACTAGAGAAACATGCTATTGACCACAAAGAAGTAGAGCACTACGGTGGCGAAGGGGAAGGTGATGAATACTATAGAGTGTACTCGTTCTCTATAGCAGGTGAGACTTTGTTCATCAAGTTTGATGGGAGTTATCAATCATACGTAGGCGCTGAATACGGTAGGATGTTTTTTGTAACACCCAAATCAGTAACCGTCACAAAGTATTTTAAATCGTGAAGTAAAAACTAGGAACATGTGTCCATAGCTCAGTCGGATAGAGCAACAGCCTTCTAAGCTGTGGGTCGGGGGTTCGATTCCCTCTGGATGTACCAACACACGGGATGTTAGTATAATTGGTTAGTACGGTGAACTCATAATTCATACGGTGCAGGTTCAAGTCCTGTGCATCCTACCAGAAGCTATCCGTTGCTTTTTAACGGAGAACATAAAACGTGTATTGCGTTTATTTAAAAAGGATTGAATAATGGCTATTGATAAACTAAAAGGTACTTTGTTGTATGTATCAGTACAAAAACCAGTGAAATGCTACGAACAAGACAAAGGTTTTGAGTGGAAAGCAAGTATTGTTGTTGACGAAGATACAGCAGACGAATGGGAAGAGTTGTATAACAAGCAACCAGCTAAACGAATCAAAACCGAGGACTTTGAGGCTACCTATAAAATACCTGCACCGTTCCCCAATGAGCGAAAGCAGTTCATCGTCACGTTACGCAAGAATACTCTTCTTGCCAATGGTAACCCTGTACCAGATATTTACCAACCTAAGGTCATTATGTCTGAAGACGGTGAATACAAGGATGTAACAAGCTCTGTTTTAGTCGGCAATGGTTCAATTGGTGAGATTTCAGTTGACCACTATGATGCAAAACTTGGTGCAGTAGCACGCTTGAAAAACATTCTAGTGACCGATCTGGTAGAGTATGTGGAAACTAATACAGTGTTGGGTAGTGAGTTTGGCTTGGTTTCACCTGCTGTGAAGAACACAGCTAAACCTTCTGTAAAACCAGAAGCTAAGAAAACTGTTGTTGAACCAAAGAAACCCGCTCCTAAGAAACCCGACACAGGTTTTGCTGATATGGACGACGATGCTCCGTTCTAACCAACAACTATGAAACTAATCAAAGCATTTGGAATTTTACTGTGTTTAATTCCTCTTCTTGCTTTGTTGTTTACACTAGCCGTGGTAATCCTCCCTTTGCTTTTGTGCTGGGGAGGGTTGCTGTGGTTAGTTGCAGTAGCAACAAGCAGTTTAATGACTAACACAAGGACGTATCGAAAATCATGAAAACACTAGCCGAAATCAACAACGAAATTGCAAAACTAAAGAAAGATGTTGAATCTTTGCAAGAAACCAAACGAGCACTCCAATTGTCGAGGGAATACAACACGTATTCTGATCAGAAAGAAGCCGAACACAGAGTAGAAGGTTTGCTAGAAGACCTTGCAAACAACGATTGCAAAGGCTCGTATAACCGTGGTCTGGACGAGTATCTTTGCGAGTATTCCGTAAACGGTAAAAACTTCTTGTGTGTCGCAACACCAGAATATAACAGACATGACAAAACCTATTATTATGTTGATTCTATTGAATACAAACACTCAGAAGTAGTTATTTGAAACAAAACCCGAAGAAAAGGAATAAAATGAAACAGTTTTTAACAGCGTTGCTACTTGCACTTAGTCTATTTTTCTCAGGATGCACTCGTATCGAAACTGGTGAAGTTGGTGTTCGCGTGGACTTCTTCAAACAAGTTCAGCAAGGAGAGTTATCAGCAGGTAACATTTACCAAACACTAATAGGAGACGTTCTCACGTTTCCAGTGAAAGATGTGAGTGTGTCTATTGATAACATGACACCTGTTGCAAAAGACAACAGTACGATGAAGGATTTAGATTTACTTGTTGTCTACAACATCAATCCACAACAAGTATCAGAGCTTTATTCGACAAAGAACCGAAGTTTCCATGTTACCGATAAAGGTGACACCTATCTAATGTATAACTATATTGTTCAAAATACCAGAAACGCTCTATACAAAGCAGCACGGCAATACGAGGCACTAGATATGGCAGACAATCGTGTATTGATCGAAGGTTTTGTGAAAGATGAGATCACCCGTAATTTGTTAGCAGAAGGGTTGGCTGCATCGGTTACAATCAGTCAAGTACTTGTGAGGAACATAACACCAGCAGATATTGTGGTGGCAAGCTCAAACGAACTCGTGCGGTCGAAGAATGAGTTGAAACAAAAAGAAATCGAAGTAAAGACCGCAGAGGCAGAATCTCGTCGAATGGCTGCTTTGTCTAACAACTCAGGCAGTAGTATCGCGTTCATGCAGGCTCAGGCTGCTTTAAACATTAGCGAAGGTATCAAGAACGGAAAAGTTCAAACTATTGTTGTACCTTCTAACTTTAACTCGTTGATGATGGGAAAATAAAATGCAAAACATGAAGAATTTTATCGCAGAACTCGTGTTGCTTTACACGAATATGCAAGAGTTTACAGAACAAGAAAAAGCAATCAAAACAGCAATCAAAGAAGCTGGTGGTGATTCTGCAATCGTATCTGCTGTAGCAAAAGCTGTTGTTGCAGACAAGGTAGATGCTCTAGAAGAAAAAGCAGCAACTACACAACTACTGATTGAACAAAGTCGTGACTGACCGTGTACTGATACTAGATGGTGATTCAATTGCTTTTAGGTGTAGTGCCGCTGGTGAAGAGCGATCTGTGCTAGTAAGACACTCACCTACTGGTATTGAGAAGTCATTCAAACACAGGACTGCATTCAAGCAGTACATGCTTGAAAAATCTAAAACTATAACTGAAGACTACGAAGTTTCTGATGTACAGAAACCTGAACCTCTTGCTTATGTTCTCAATAC